GCTCCGCCTCAACCTCAGGCGCAAGCGCATCCAGCATGCCGTCGGTGCTGTACACGGCGTTGCCCTTTGGCGGTAGCTGGAAAGCTTCAGCCAGCTTGCCTAAGCTGTTGCCTACCTCGATTCCGCGCAGTGCGCGGGCCATCGACAAGGTGTCGAAGATGTGGCACGGGTTGGCACCGTATATCCAAGACAGGATCGTCACATCGAACTGTGCATTGTGGGCGAGCACCGCAGTGCGGGACCAATCAATACTGTTCGCCCAACCTTGAATCTCGTCCCGGCTTAGCCACTCGGCAGCGCCCTCCGCACCGACAGGCTTCCAGCACAGCCCCCACGCCTTGAAGCGCGGGTCACGCACGTACTCCTCGGTCGTCATCTTCGACAACGTGTAGGTCTTCTTGCACCACGCCGTCTCGAAGTCCAGCACAATGATCTGATCGAACGGGCGTTTAGTTGTAGCTGCCACGGTCAGGCGCTCCCTCTTTAATGTCTTCGGCGACTTTGTTGTATGCCATCTCAAGTATTTCGTAGGCGTCGTCCATGTCAGCGTTGAGCGCCGCAATGTTGAGCACCGACTCGTTGTCCACGAACGTGTCTTTCTTTACGATGAGTATCGCGCTCAGGTTCGAGTCTTCTTTGCAGCAGTCCACAAATAGGCTCAGCGCATTCAGGAATACGAAGCGTCGGCTCAGCGGCATGCTGTCCAGCATCTCTACAAACTGCTCATACGTCCCTCTGTCCATTTAAGAACTCCTCTAGTTGATTAAGGTTAGTCTCGTTGATCACAAACGTAGTGCCGCCAGCGGCACGGATGTCAGCTAAGTGCTTTTCTTGTAGTGCGGTGGTCTGCCCCTTTCCGGCTTTTGCCTCAATGCCAATGAAGTGCCCATCGTGACAAACAAGGAAGTCCGGGACGCCGCTGTTGCCGTAGCCTGTGCCAATCGGCATGGCGTAGTACGTCCTTGTCGTGTCCAAGATTTTACGTATATGTTTCTTAACTGTCGCTTCGGGAGTTGCCATTGCAAAATCCTTGTGTTGGGTAGGGGGGAAATGTAGATTCCGCGCCCCCCTGATTCGCGGTGAGGAGATGCAGTGTGCGGACAACTTACACTGCTCAGCAAAGGCCCACATCTACAAGGCGGGCACCCCTCTGCTGGTACATGCCCAATGGGCATTAACGCTGTACTGACAGCACCTCGATCAGTTTCTGTGTGTAGTGTGCTGCTTTCTTGATCTCTTGCAAAGCTTCATCCTTGGCCCCCATCCGCATGAGGTACTTGAGTGCGTTGCCCCGGTAGAAGCCGATCTGTTGTTCGACCGGCCATGTGTCCACCACATCCCAAGGCTGAACGCGAAGTGTCTTGTAGTGCGAACCGCCGACTTGTATGTCACGTGCTGATGTCGAGTCCACGTTTTCTCTCCCGGTAGCGTTTCATGATTTCGGAACGTGTCGTGCGGCGACGAGGTAGATCTTCGCCTTTTCCCAGCGCATACACTGGGATGCAATCCCGACCTAAGTTGTCCTGTTGCCACTGCGTGATGTGCACAACGCCTTGCTGTCGCAGTTCGCGAAGCCATGACTGGGCAGTCACAAGATGCACCTCTGCTTCGCTTGCTAGCCGTGCTGCCGTCGTCGGGCCGTTGTGCAGCACCGCAATGGTCTTAGCCATCTTGATGTGATTGATCTTCCTCAAAGCCGAGTCTCCTCCGCTTGAATGCGGACGGTCTGCACAAGGAGTCGCATTTGTGCGATCAGGTCTGGCCCCATGTCAACGGCATCTGCCCACTTCCGCTCGATCAGGAGTTGTTCGTAGTCTTTCAACATGTGTCGCAGCGTAAGCAGTGGGTTTGCGTAGTCGTTCATAGGTTGTCCTCGTTGTATAGGGTGCTCTTCCACATCGTGACGACGGGCATGTGATTGTGACTTTGTGTGGGTACGACGTACTTGATGGGGGAGATCCAGCCCATCAGCTTTAGCGCTCGTACGCCTGAGACCCACACGTTGGGGTGCAGTTCCTTGGGGCGAGTGAGTCCGCGCACCCTACAGTTTGCTCGAAACTCATCGCCGAGAACAAGCGGTTTTGACGTCAGCAACTCTTTAGCCAGCTCAAGATAGCCTTCTACGAACTCAGGGCTGGTGTTGTACGCCTTGGCCCAGCACTTCTGAGCCAGTTCATAGGCGTTGTCCATACGGTCGTCTACCATTTTGCTTCTCCTATGTCAGTCATCATATCCGCGAACGTGTGGGTAGCTCGTTGTCCACGTGCTTGTCGGCCCGATGACTGGGGGTTTGTTGGGGGTGGGGTCGCTTGGCTGTACGTTATCAACGTCTTTGGAAACGGCCACTCTACGGCAGTCCCACTTCCAGACGTTTTGATTGTTTGGGGAAGTTTTTTCGCTGATGATTTTCCCTTCATTGACTAACTCCCGCATCGCAGAGTTAACAGCTGTCCGCCCCACTAAAAAGTAGTTAGACAGTGCTTTGGTTGTGACGCCACCTTTTCGTCCTCGCATGTGGCGCTCTATTTTTTCTTTTACGGTCATGAAACTTATCCCAGTGAATTAAGAAACTTGTCCAGCTTGTCGTGCAACTCTTTCCGGGCTAGCTCGCCCATCGTGCTCGTGAGCATCTGGGTCTTTGAGTACCGCTTGATGATGACCTCGTTGGTATTGGCAAGGTGTTCTTTCAGATCCGCACCCGCTTCAAGATTGAATTCTTTGTCGGTTACGATCAGTCGGTACAGCTCTTTGTGTACGCTCATGTGTTTCCCTCCTGTGCCGCCTCATGTCCTTCCATGAACCCGTCATGCCACGCCTTGTCCCATGCGATGCACCACAACTCATAAGAGCCATCGAGCGGGAACCTGAACTCTGTTTTGTCCTTCATGTATGCCTTGACGTCCTTGCGCTTGATGAACGCTTCCCATGCCTTGTCACGGGCGCGATTGTTGATTGGGATGTTGTCTAGTTTCATGTGTTCTTCTCCTTATATGATTCCAAATTACTTTCTGTGGGCCACGGCAAACTACCCGTTTTTCGTTTGCCAAATTCGCTCATAGATTCACACAAGTACAAATTGGACAGCCGGTTATCTAACCCTTGGTTGTTTATGTGAATGACAACTTCGGTGCGCTTGATCATCCTCCCTAAGTATTTTGAAATAATCATCCTGTGTTCAGCCATGTATTTGCCTACATAGTCTTGGCGTTTTCCAACCAACACAAACTTGTGGTTAGCATGCTGTTGCACGTATTCTCCACCCCGAAACCCAGCAGCGTTCACTCCTGAGAAAAATACATTTTTACATTTAGTAGAGCATGTGTGCTGCTTTTCTTGTTTTTCTCTACTTCTTGGGTAAAACATTACGCCGCAAACAGCGCAAGGCTTTTCTTCAAATGTGCGTGCCCCTAATGTAAAGCACCGCTTCGAGCAGTACAGCCTTCGTCCATCTCCCCACGTTGCTGTTGATGATCGCCTCGCTGTAAACACAGAACCGCAATGCAAACATTCTTTATCTGTTGGTTGTACACAGTTTTCTAAAAAACATTTCCGACTACAGAACCTTCTGTCCGCTCCATGATCAGGACGCGCCATAAATGTGTCATTGCAGTTTTGGCATGTGTACTGTGTGCGAGGTTTCGTGCCTGACTTGTTGTTGCATGTAATAGAACAGAAGCGGGATTTATCTTTTCTAGCATTCGGGCACATGTACTCCTGTTTGCAATACTCGCAAGTCTTAACAACAGGCGGCCCGTACGTCATGTGTTCTTCTCCTTCAGCTTTGCTTCGATCTTCCGGAAAAAATTTAACAAGTCTGGCTTCACACCCCAAAGTTCTGTGTACTCTTCATCCGTCAGCCCGACCCACTCACGCTTCACAACCTCTACCGGGTCTTTATCTACTCTGTCGTCGTAGCAGGAACATCCTCGTTCATAGCATTCTTTGCTAACCAGCATTGTTCTTCTCCTTCAGCTTTGCTTCGATGTCGCGTTCATACCCCCAGTCGCCTGATATGCACTCACCGAATTGGTTGTGGTGTTGTACATACATCGCGTTAATCTCCTCAGCCGTCAGCGCTACCCACTCATGCTTCCTGTACAGCGGGATCCAACTGCGGCCAAGTCCTGCGCCGTCATACCTAACCCGCTGGCTAACGGGGTGATACCAAAGGACGGGTTTCATGTGTTCTTCTCCCTGAGCCATGCCTCGATAGCCCGTGCGAAATCAAACCACCCGCTCTCCCATGCGTCGTACTCCTGATAGACGGCGTATCGGTCGTACAAGGTCTGCGTCTCTTCTTCTGTCAGCCCGACCCATTCCTTTGGCTCTTGCGCCGTTTTTACGGCTGTGTCCCACGCTTTCTCAACCCATGCTTCCCACTCGACACGGGTCATGGGCTTAGCCATGATTCTTCTCCTTTAGCTTTGCATCGACCATGTAAACCAACGCTTGCCAGTTTGTTCTATCGCCGAAAGTAGCGCGATT